AACGCCGTTGACGACGTAGACTCCGAAGCCACCATCCAAGCCGCGATAGACTGGTGGGACGGCGTGATGCCGACACGCTTGAACAATCAAGAGCACGGCGCATTCATCGTGATTCAGCAGCGGACGTTTGAGAACGACCTCACCGGCCACATCCTTGAAACCGAGGGCGAGGACTGGTGTCACTTGATGATCCCGATGCGCTATGAACCGGAGCGCTCGTTCGTCACCACGATCGGCTGGAAGGACCCGCGCACAGTTGAACGCGAGCTGATGTGGCCAGAAAGATTTCCAGAGAAAGCGGTCGCACGATTGGAAAAACGTCTTGGCCCTTGGAGAAGTGCCGGGCAACTTCAGCAACGACCTGAACCCGCAGGCGGCGGCATCATTGAACGCGCTTGGTGGCAACTCTGGCCGCACGAGACGTTCCCTCCGATGGACTTCGTTCTCGCGTGCCTAGACACCGCGTACACCGAAGAAGAACTGAACGACCCATCGGGCATGTTGATCTGGGGCGTGTTCTCCGAAACATCCGCATCCGCGAATCACATCGTAGATTCGGAAGGTCGGCGCATGTACATGGATCGCACCATCAATGAGCAGCCGCCGAAAGCGATGCTGATGCACGCGTGGGACGACCGATTGAAACTGCATGACCTCGTGAAGAAAACCGCGCAGACGTGCCTTCGGTTCCAAGTGGATTTGCTGTTGATCGAGAACAAGGCATCGGGTATCTCGGTCGCGCAAGAAATCCGCCGCTTGATCAGCGCGGAACGGTTCGGCGTACAGTTGTTTGATCCGAAGTCCCAGGATAAGGTCGCGCGGCTGATCTCGGTGCAGCACTTATTCGCCGAAGGGATGGTCTATGCGCCGTCCGAGAAATTCCCGTGGGTGGAGAAGGTCATCTCCCAAGTCGGCGCGTTCCCAAAATCCACGCACGATGAGTACGTGGACTTGACCAGCATGGGCCTTAGGCACTTGCGCAATAACGGCCTGATTGCCCGCGCGCAGGAACGGCTGGCGGAACTGGAGGGGTTGAAGGTGTTTCGGGGGAATCAGGATCAGCCGCTGTATCCCGTGTGACTTGACAGCCGCGACCAATGGTCGTATAACGTCATCCCAAGCGGTGGCGCAGATTTCAGTTACTCCATTCTAAGGCGTGGGTCGCAGGTTCAAATCCTGTCACCGTGTAACAGCGGTGTAGCTCAGTCTGGTAGAGCAACGAAATACTGAAGTCGAATATTCCCCGCGTAGATTTGCGTGGCGCACAGTTCGGTTACTTCTGACTAGGTGTGGTACCTAGTTCATTACCGGACCGGATTGGCTTGTTCCCGCATTGAGTTTTGATTTGGGTGCTGAAGATTACGGTTACTTCTGCGTTTAGAAACCATACCGTATTCGCTTGTTGCCCCACTGATTGGTGTTGCCCTTAACTCATGAGGTGCTGTGATGAAAACGAACTTGAAGCGCGCTCCCGGCCCAGTCACGCACGAAGGTGCTCCGGCCATTGCATCCAATCCCTACACCGAACTGCGGCGCGCTGTACTTGCGTGCCTACTGTGGGAAAACCAGTTCTACGAATCCGGCGAAGATATCGCCAAGCGTATCGGTGCGCTGGTCAAGCAAGTGCCGCAAGAGAAGGTCGCGCAACTCGCCATTGATGCGCGCACGAAATTCAAACTGCGTCACGCGCCGCTGTTGCTGGTGCGCGAGATGGCGCGCGGCAAAGGCAACATTATCGGTCGCACGCTCTCGGAAGTGATCCAGCGCGCGGACGAGTTGTCAGAGTTCGTCGCGATTTACTGGAAAGACAAGCGTCAGCCGCTATCCAAGCAAGTCAAGGTCGGACTTGCGCACGCCTTCCAGAAGTTCAACGCCTACGCATTAGGCAAGTACAAAGGAGATGACAAGGCCGTCAAACTGCGTGATGTCCTATTCCTGTGCCACGCGAAACCGAAGGACGAAGCCCAAGCCGCTACTTGGAAAAAGCTCATTGACGGTACCCTTGAAGCGCCTGATACGTGGGAAGTGGCATTGTCGGCAGGCGCGGACAAGAAAGAAACGTTTGAGCGATTGATCCGCGAGAACAAGTTGGGCTACTTGGCACTCCTTCGCAACCTTCGCAAGATGCTGGAAGTCGGCTGCGATGAGACAATGATCCGCGCGGCGATCTCCGCAGGCGCGCACGGATCAAAGGCGTTACCGTTTCGCTTCATTGCGGCGGCCCGTGCGGCTCCGCGTTTTGAGCCGCAGTTGGACGCGGCCATGCAGATTGCGGTCGCGGAGATGCCGAAACTCACCGGGACGACTGCGGTGCTGGTGGACGTATCGGGTTCCATGGATGCGGCGCTGTCGGCCAAGTCGGACTTGAAGCGTATGGACGCCGCGTGCGGCCTTGCGATCATGGCACGCGAATTGTGCGAGGACTGCCGCGTGTTCGCGTTTTCTAACGCCATCGCAGAAATACCGGCGCGGCGCGGTATGGGATTGGCCGATGCGATCATCAAATCAATGCCGCATCAGGGAACGAATTTAGGCGCGGCTGTGGCGTGGATCAACGGCAACGTCAAATATGATCGGCTGATTGTCGTCACCGACGAACAGAGTCATGATGCGGTGGGCGCTCCGAAGGGACGCGGAATAATGGTCAATGTCGCGTCCGCCAAAAACGGCGTAGGCTATGGCCCATGGACCCGTTTGGACGGGTTCTCGGAGGCCATCTTGACGTACATTCAGGAGTCAGAGGTTGCCGTCGAAGGCTGATTTCAAATCTTGGTTGAGACGCAATAGGTACGGGCCGGCTGATGCGGCCCGTCACCTCAAGGTCAACGTCCGCACCGTCCAGCGCTGGCTCAAAGGGGATCGCCGAATCCCGAACTGGCTGGAGTTACTAATCCGCTAAATTTGGTATGCGGCCCCGCTGTCGGTTACGATACGGGCAGCCATGGACAGCCGCCCGCTCAATGGGTCTTCAATCATCCACGCCAATGAGGCGCACGTCCGCTGTCAATGTACGGTGGACTTGATCTCGCGCCGTCAGCGTCCGTACCGGTTCCGCGTCAAGGTCTGGGGCGAGCCGCCGCACGAATTCACGCGGATTTACGAGATTACGGCTATCTCCGAGGAACGCGCGGCGGATCGGGGATTACGGATGTTTGAGGCGGAGATGTCGCGGCCTTTGGCGATATTGGCGACGCTGCAATGACGCTGCGCGTACTGCCGAAACCCGAAGGCTACGACCTCCGCGTCAAGCGCGCGGAGAAAAAGGATTCCAGTCACTGGTTGCCGGATGATGCGCTATATAGCGCCTCGGCGCACATGAAAGATCACCCGCCTGCGGGCGCATGCATCGTGGCATGGTTTGAGCGTGACGCGAAAACCGATTCCCTGAGACTCCAATATCGTTGCTACCAAGAGCATGACCGGCAGGCGACCGCGCTGGCGGCTGACCTCGTGGCGTATCTGAGTCATCCATGAGCGCCACCCCCGGCCTCGGCAACGCCAATCTTCGCTTGATTGATCCCGACCCAAGCGCCGACGATCCCGCCAAGGTCATCGTAGAACTCGCCGACGACAGCCCCGCCGACACACCCGAATTTGACGACAAGAACAATGTCCTCAAGATCACCCACGGCGACGGCTCCGTCACGGTCTCACTCAACGGCTCACCGATCAGTCGCGCCGCCGCGAACGACGGACCCAGGGAGTGGTTCAGCAATCTGGTTGACGACATTGACGAGTCGGAACTGAATCGCATTGCGGAGGACTTGCTGCGTGCCGTAGATGATGACCTCCGCAGTCGCAAAGACTGGGTAGAAGATCGCGCGCTAGGCATCAAGCTCTTGGGCCTCAAGATCGAAGTCCCGAACGTCCAAGGCAGCACCGAAGGCGCGCCCGTAGAGGGTATGTCAAAGGTACGGCATCCGCTGCTGCTGGAGGCCGTGCTGCGCTTTCAAGCGAACGCGCGCAGCGAACTCCTACCGACCGACGGCCCCGTCAAGATCAGGAACGACGACAACAATGCGGACCTGAAAGAAGACGAACTCGCGAACGCCTACGAACGCGACATGAATCACTATCTCACCGTCACGGCGTCCGAGTACTACCCGGACACGGATCGCATGCTGCTGATGTTGGGATTCGGCGGCACGACGTTCAAGAAGGTCTATTTCTGTCCGCTGCGCAATCGCCCCGTGAGCGAATCCGTGGACGCCGAAGACATCATCGTGAATGAGTCGGCCGTGAACCTACGCAACGCGCGCCGCATCACGCATCGCACGTATCTGCGACCTTC